GAGCGTCACCTCGACCGCCGCGGTGAGGTCCTGGTGCGCGACGGTCGTGATCACCGCGCGCGCCATCTCTGGCGCTTGCGCGAGCACGTACGCAGCAACGGTCGACGTGAGCGCCGTCGTGCCCGCGCGCGCGTAGTCGTTATCGCGGTCGCCGACGACCGTGTAGGCCGCGTGGAGCGTCCCCGGGCCCTGCGCCGCGGGGTACACCCACGCGTCCTCTACGGCCGCGGAGGCGTCCGTCATCCACCGACGGACGTGCGCCCATGAGCCGCCATTCTGCGGCTCGCGGAGGCGCTGCAGAAGACGCTTGCGAAGCCGAGCGTCGTTGTCTACATCGACGCCATTCGTGAGGCCGCCAGACGCCACCACGCACGTGTTGGCCGAGCCGATGGGCGGGTCGACCCAGGTGAGCACCTCGCCCGCATCGAGGTCGGTGGACGTCCCCTTGTCCACTCCCTCGACAGCGATCTCCGTGCCCGTGGTGACCGTCGAGAGGACGAGCACGCGGTACCGTTTGCCCTTCGTGCTCGTGGCCTGCGTCCCTGCGGCATACGTCACGGTGCCCGAGCACGTGATGACCACGTTGCCCGTCGCGCCTGCGCCAGGGGACGGCGTGATTCCGTAGATGGCCGCTAGCGCCACGAGGTCGTCACCGACCGCGGTATCAGGAAACGTCGCGTCCTCTTTGATGTGCTCGTTGGCGAGCACGACGCCGCACACCTGCGCGAGCGCGTTCGCCGAAATCCAACGGTCGGTACCGCGTGCGGTCGCCGCGTAGGCGCTCGCGACGGAGACGCCGCGCGCGATCAGTTCGCGCCGGTAGAAATTCAGGTAGCTCTGCGCGAGCGTTTCCTGCGTCGGGTAGGTGAGTGCGGTCGTGGTCATAGTTCAGCGCGCGTCACGCGCTCTTGGCTCGTCGCTGTGTTCGTCCAGCCCACTTCGAGGAGCAGCACGCCACCCGGGTACGTGGTCACGGCGACGTATCGGAGGATGACTGCGCCGATCTGCAGCAGGTCGCCTAGGCACTCGCGTACCGCGCGCTCCCCGGAACGCTGCAGGTCGCCCGTGGCCTTCGTTGCGTTGAGCAGGTCGTTTCCGAACGTGCGATCGAACGCGAGCGAGCCTTTGCGCGTCGTCAGCCGGAGGATCACGGACTGCGTAACCGGATCCATCTCGTCGTGCGGCACGCCGGCCGTGTCGTCGTCTACGACGTAGTCGCGCATGAGGAGGTCGATCTCCCGCGCGGGAACGAGGTCGATAATGGCCTCGTAGTTGTATCCCGGCGCAGGGAGCGTCGAAGGCGAGCCGACGCCGCCCGCCGTCGTGCCGAACGGCTGCACGCCGAATCCGTAGATGCTCACAACAGATCCAGGGGACAGGAGGGAAGGCTAGGCAACGGGAGCCCGGGGATTCGCAGCGAGAGCGAGATCGACGGGAGCGACAACGAGAAGCCAGGCAAGCGAAGCTTCAAGCTCGGCAACGTCGGAAGCGGGATGCCCGGGATCTTCAGGCTCAGCGAGATCGACGGCAGCGAGAGCGAGAACCCAGGGAGCCGCAACTTCAGCGACGGGAGCGAAGGCAGCGGGATGCCCGGGAGCCGCAACGAGAGTGATATCGACGGCAGCGCCGGGAACGGCAGCGGCGGCAGTTTGCAGCGCGTTGCCATGGCTCACACGAAGATGTTTGGGCACGGCTTGGTGACCGCGAACGCAGCGACGGCGGTGCCCGTGGGGACCACCGTGGGAATGAGCGCGAGCGGCACGGCAGCGGTTGCGCCGAGCATGACGGAGCCTCCGGACAGTGCGACGGTGGGCGCGAGCGCGTTCACGAACCCGCCGCCGACGGCGAGCGCTTCGCCGGTTATTGTGGTCATGAGAAAGCCGTTCGGCCCGAGCTCGAACTGGCCCCACGGGTTTCCGAAGATGATGGTCCCGTCTTTTTCGAACGTGAGAAAGGCGTCCGTCGATTCTCCCTGTTGCAGGATTGAGATCGAACCGTCCGCGTTTGCCCGGAACGCATTCTTCCCGGTGGGGGAAACGAGGGCCGCGTCGCCCTTGTTCATGGCCCCTGCCGCTTGTGATGCTCTCAAGTCGCGCGACGCAATCGCCACGGGGCGTGAGCCGACCTTCGCCACGAGGAGCTGGCACCGGCCGTCGTCCGTCGGGTCCGCGGGCCGGTAGACGATGCAGCCTTGGCCCCACAGTTCAACGTCATCGCCGTCTTTCCCGTCATCCTCCCCGGTGCGACGAATCGAGCACGTCGGAATCTCGTCGGCGCCGCCCGTGGACTCGTTCCCCCACATCGAGTCGAACACGTCGGCGAAGTCGAAATCGCTCATGAGCCGTACCACCTGCGAGAGCCGAGAGCCGCGAACGCGAACGCGGGGTTCCAGTCCGTCGGCTTTTTGTCCGCCTTGTACGAGCCGCTCCACGCGGGGGGCTCGAGCTCGGGCGGGTAATCGAAGAGCATGGTACCGAGCGGGATCAGCGTGAGGTCGGTGAATGTGCCCTGTCGCGACTTGCGGAGCGTGCGGCTCATGACCCAGAACGCGCCATCGACGCCGCAGAACTCATCGACCACGTTGGCGACGGTATCGACGTTCCATACGCGCTTGTTAACCGGGTCGGTGAGGCCGCGCACCGTGCACTGGTACGTAAACAAGTGGCGCATCGCCTTACCGGCGAGGTAGCGCGCGATCTGGTCTGCCTGCGCCTTCGTCGCGACGTCGTCATCGACGCAGTAGAAAGGCACGTAGCGCGAGGTCATTTTCGCGTTGTCGTACATGCCGTTGTAGGCCGTCTTCTCGCCCGGCTGCGTCGACTTGCCGCGCACGCGAACGACGGACGGAACGCCGGTCAAGTCTGTCGACGCCTCGGCCTGTTCGACCATGTTGCCGCCCGCCGCGCCTGGCTTTTGCCCGCGCTTCGAGACGATGTCATACGCGGGCTCTTGGTCGTAATCCGGCGTCGCAATCACCACCTTCGAGCCGTCCGCCGACGCCCACGCGTGGAAGCCGGAGCGGTGCGCGATGCGCGTGAAATACTGGAAGCCGCCCTCGTTGTCGCGCGGCCGAAGTTCCTTCAGCGGGTCGGTAATCTTGCGTCGTCGCTTCGCCGGGCCGGGCTTCACCGGCTTGCCCGCCGCGACGTTGCGGTGTGCCGCGGCTTCGTCGGTAATCGAGACGTCGAGCTTGAACTGATTCGCGAAAAGCTCGGTCGCGAGCTCCTCCAGCGTCATCGACTTCTTGACCTGCATTCGCGGGTCCGCGTTGCCGTCGACGACCGGGGAGAGCGTATCGCGCCCGGTGACGGTGACCGTCGTGCCCTGGCGGCCCGAGCGCACGCTCACCTTGTCGACGAACCCGCTGATCTGCGAGTGCCCGTTGACGAGAACTTGAAAACGGTCGCCTGCCGCAATCGCCTTCGTCAGTTCGAAACGCGTCTCGTCCGCGCCGACCTTCAGCGTGCACGTCTGGCAAGGCGTAAGGAAGTCGTCGGCGATCGTGACTTCCTCCCACAACGTGAACTCGTTCGGCCCGCCGCGATCGTGTTGGACGACCAGCGTAACTTCGTCGAGATCGACAGGCATTACGCTGCGTCCGCGTAAACGAAAACGTCGGTGCCCGCGTTGACCATGGTGCGCTCAGCGAGACGCGGATTCAGCTTGATGAACTCGTCGAGCGACATGCTGAAAAACGCTGCTGCCGCGTCAAGCGTCGTGGTGGCTGCGGTGCGCGCGGGAGTGATCGGTCGAGCCGTGCTCGTGGCCTCGATGCCTACGAGCGCCGTTGCGTTGAAGAGCCGGTCGATCGCGTCGAGAATGGCGTAAGACTTCGGGTCGGTCGTGTCCTCTGCGGTCTCGCGGAACTCGCTCAACGCGCCGAGGATTTGGTCGATTGACCCCGTGAGGTTGCCGACGCCGAGACGGAATTGCGACAGCGCGCCTTCGAGTGCCTTCAGGGTGTCGAGCGCGCTTGGCGCCAGGCTCTCCGGGTACTCCGGCTTCGGGCTCGCGTTGCCCACGGCGTCGTCAAGTTTGCGCGCCGCGGTAATCGCGATGCCCATCGGACTCGCGCCTTTCACGAGGTCGGTGAGCTCGCTCTCCTTGTCCGATGTCTCGACGAACTCAACTTCCACGTCCACGCCGTCGCGACGCTGAGGATCGAAGCTCGTGCGACACGAGACGCACTTGACCTTGATTTTCCCAAGCTCGGGGTGGACGAGCGGGCCCGTCGTGCGGTCGAGACACGCCGCAACGAAGAGGCGCCACTGAGTAGGGAAAAGGTCTACGTCCTGCCCGGCGATGCCGAGCCGGAAAAGCGCGGTGAACTGGTAGCGCGCCGGGTTGCGCCCGGTGCTCTCGATGTAGCCCGCATCGCGGTCCGGGTAGAGGTGCGGTGCGTGCTGATGGTCGAACGCGAACCCCCACGATGAGCAATGGAACGCGACGCCGCGAAAACTCGGCTTGAGTAGCTTCGATGCGACGTCGAGGTCGGAAGGCTTGACCGCCACGTCACGGCCCCCCGACGCTTGGCATCTTCGGGCCCTGCTGGGTCATCTGCGCGGCGACCGCGGCGCCGATCTCCTCAGCGTTGTTGATCGAGATCGTCGTGCCGGGGGCGAGGATCGTGGGGCGGTCGAGCGCAGCGGCGAGGTCTTTCAACCCCATGCCGCCGTGCGAGAACTCGCCTTGCTCGGTGGAGCCCATCGCCGCCCTGCCGCCGGCCGCCAGCGGGCCGAAGACGGGGAGCGCACCTGCGATGTTGCCCGCGGTGAACTCGCCACGCGCGAGGCCTTGGAAGGGCGCCACGGCGCCACGGATGAACCGCTCGGCCGCGCCCGCGTTCTGGTCGGTCTCGAGCTCCCCACGGAGCGTCTTGGCGCGCTGGACTTGCTCCGGCGTGGCCGTGCCCGAGCGGATTGCCGTCGCGAGTGCGTGAGCTTCATCGGCGCGTGAGCGGCGCCCGCCGACCTCTTCGCCGAGCGCCTTGTACGTGCCGTAGGAGCCAGCTGCGACGTAGGCAACGCCGGCCAACGCGCCGCCACCTACCGCGAGAGGACTCCCTGGCGGTGGCGTCGGAACTGGCACCTTCCCGCCGCCGGCCACGTTCACCACGGCCGCCGTGACCGTCATGGTCCCCGTGGCCTTCGGGATGAGCGCGTCGAGCACCTTCCCGCCGAGATAGCCAGCGAACGACCCGAGCCCCGCCTCGGCCACGCCGAGCGCGGTCTTCAGTGCGATGAACTTGGCCGCCATCTGGTATGGGTGGTCCGCGATTGCGCCAACCAACTCGCCGAACTTCTGCCCGACCTGGATGATCGTCGGAGTCAGCTCGGCCACCTTCGGCGCGAGGCGGTCCCCGAGGTCTGACGAGAGGCGGTTGAGCGCATCGGAGAACCGCGTGGTGGCGGCCACGCGCGCGTGCGCATCGGCCGAATCGGTCGCGCCGACCTGGACGTTCGTGAACTGCGCGAGGAGCGCTTTGACGGCCTCCGCGCCTTTGATGTCCGCGCGTCCGCCTTCGGTCGTGAGTTCGTAGCGGCCCGTCTCGTTCTTCGTGATCCCGTGTGTCGCCGCTTGGATCAACGGTCGCGCCACGAACGCGGAATTGCCGGTGAACACGCCGCCCTCGCCGATCAGCTTGTCGACGTTGCCCGCCTTGATCGCGCCCGCGATGATCTCGGGCAACAGTTCGTTGACGTCGCGGAACTGCGAGCGCGTCGCGTCTGTCCCGACCTCGACGCCGCCCGTGAACACGTTGCGCTTGTGGCCTGCGACCATGCGCGTCCCCGAGACCTTGCCGCCCGTGAGGCCCTTGATGAGGTCCGCCTTCGCCGTGATATCTCGGTCGAGATCGACCACGCTCGTCGTGGCCTCGGCGGCGCTCGAACGCCCGAACGTGCGCGCGACCTGCGAGAGCCCGCCCGCCGTTTCGATGCGCTTCGTTGCCGACATCTGGAACGATAGCAACGCGCCCGAGGACGCGTCGAGGTGCGTGGCGAGGTCGCGAAACTCCACCGCGCCGTCTTTGCCCTGCTTGACCAGCTTCTCGACGATCGTGACCATCTCGTCGGCTTTCACGCCGCGATTCACGAGCGCCCCAACGACGTCGCCGAGGTCCGTGATCGACACGCCCGCGCCGGCCGCGACTTTCGCGAGGTCCTTGAACTTCCCCGCGATCTGGTCGATGCCCGCCGCGCCGGCCTTGCCCGAGATCTTTTCGAGCCCGCCCATGACGTCGCTCGCGGAGACGCCGGCCCCGACGTCGCGCGACACGCCTTTGGCGAAGCGCACGAAGTCCTGCCCGTCCACGCCCGTGCGTCCGCTCGCGTTCTCCAAGAGCGCCGCGCGTTTCGTGAGGTCTAGTTGCGACGTCACAGCGTTCGCTACGGTCGCGATCCCGAGCCCGCCGACTGCGAGTTGTCCGAGCGATGCGATGGTGCCGACGCCGCTCCGAAAGCCGCGCCCTGCGCCCGCACCGATGTCGCCCGCGACACCTCGCCTCGTGCGGTTCTCCGCGACCGCGGCCGATGTCGCCGCCGCCTGAATCTTCCTCGTCTCGCGCGCTTCCTCGCGAGCCGCGTCGATGCGCTCCTTGATGAGCGCGCGCGACCGCTGCCGCTGTAGCGCGTCCTCCGCGCTGCGTTGCTGCGCCGCCTCTTTCGCGAGTTGCCGCGCCTGTTGCGCCGCCGCCTTCGCTGCCGCCGCGCCTTCCTTGGCGGCCATCTTCTGCGCGTCGGCGCTGGCCTTCGCCGCGGCTTTCTCCGCTGCGATCTGCTCCGCGACACGCGCCTTGAATCGCGCGCGGTCGGCGTCGTTCATCGCCTTCCGCAGCGCGTCCTGTTCGGCGACACGAGCGCGGAACCTCGCCCGATCCGCCGCGTCGTGCGCGCGCTGGAACGCGTCGGCGTCTTTCGCGGCTTGCTTCTCCGCGTCGGCGACGGCCTTCCGATTGCGGACGCGTTCCTTCGTGCTCCCCGCGTCCGCCGCCGCTACGCGCTTTGCCGCGTCCTGCGCGTCCTGCGCAATCGAACGGAAGACGCGCCGAACCTCCTCCGCGCCAGCGATGCGAAAATCAAGTTGCGCGGTTGCTGCCATAAAGTCTGTTGCCGACTCTCAGAAGAGCGAGCGCGGTAAGGAATTCGACGTCGTGCCACTGACCGCCAGCAGGGAGGCCAAGGACCTCGCAGCCCACACGGAGAAGGCTTCCAGCCTCGAACGCGAGACACGCGAGAAAGGGAACTGCTGCGCGTCCTCCTCCAGCACGCGCACCCATCTCCACATCTCTTCTTCGCTCATCTCGCGGAGGCTCGGATACGCCTTCTCGCGGACCGCGTTGTACGACTGGAAGAGCATCGACAGCTCATCCGTCGTGCACTCGCGCGTCTCGACGACCCCGTATTCGAAGAATGGCTTCGCGGGGTCGTCGGGGTCGCGACACGAGACCGCGAGCATCTCCGCGGCGACCGCGTTGTCTTCGAGCTCCTCCGGGCGCCATTCCGTCTTCTGCTTGCCCGAGAGAACGTGAGCGACGTAGGCCGCCGCGTTGGCGCGCGCGAGGTCCTGTTCCGCCTGCGTAAGCGGCCGGAGGTACACGCGCGCCGCGGCCTCGCCGGTCTCGTCGTAGCGTGGAAAATCCACGACGGCGAACGGGAGGCGACCGCGCGCGATCACCTGCGCCATGAGGCGCCCGACTTTCGCCGGAGGAGCCATCAGAGCGTGGACTGCTCGACCGGGACGCCGATGAAATCGAAGGAGATTTCGGCCGCCCTGTCGGCGCCGTATTGCTCCTTGATGTTCGTCAGGTAGCCCTTGAACTTCTTCTTCTTCGAGTGCGCGAACACCACGAACTCGATGACCTCGACGTCTTGCAGCGATTGCAGATAGTCGAGCTCCACGCCGACGCGCGGGATCCCCGACGAGACGGAGCCTTTCGTCATGGGCGAGCCGGGCGACACACCCGCGAATCCCTTCTGCATGGTGTGAATCGGCTGGAGCGCAGCGTCGTGCTCCAAATGGAAATTGGTCGCCTCGACCAGAAGCGCGCCTTTGAGGAAGATCGCGCCCTTTTCGTACTGCTGGAGAGCCATTGCGGACCCCTAAAAAAAAGGCCCGTGCACACGCGGGAGGACGTGTACACGGGCCGGAAGAAAATCTGTTGTGAGGTGCGTCAGTTCGCGGGCGACGACTCTTTCCCGAGCACGCCGAACTGGTGCAGGAGGATCGCGGAGTAGATGGGAACGACGATATTCATCCGGCTCGACAGAACCGGGTCCACGCCGACTTGGATCGACGTCAGGATCGTCGCCTTCATGGCCGGGTCGAGCCAGCCCGCGTCGACGTAATCCGATACCAGTTGCTCCACCTTCGCCTTCACACGCGCGGGCGTCGCGAAGGCCGCCGCAGGCTGTTTGCCGCCCTCCGCAGGGTCGGCAGTGATCTTCGTCCACGGCGCCGCGGCGAGCCTCGCGATCAAGTCATCCATGAACTTGTCGCCCACCGCGACCACGATTCTGTCGCGCGCGCGGTAGTCGTAGAGACTGTTCACGAGACATCGGGTCGTGATGACTCGCGGCATATACGCCGTGCCGTTGTCGGCTACCGCGATCGGCGTGACGCCGCGCTTCAGCATCGTTGCAAGCTGCGTCTGCGTCGGGATGTCGCTCGCCGCGTACGGTTTCGATACGGGGAACGTCTGCCCAGACTTCGTGCCGTACCCGTCGAAGTTGTACGAGGGGTCGGCGATTTCCTCTTTGATGATGCAGGCAGCAGCCTTCGCCGCGAGCACGTAATGTTCTTCGGGCGAGGCCTGTTGGTTGACCATCGTTGCGCGAACGCGATCGACGCTGGTACCCTCCGCGAGCGAGGCCGCCGTACTGTGACCTAGCGCCGATCCGAAGATCACCTTCTGCCGGAACCCGGTCGTCGGCTCTGCCTGGAGGTCGACTTGCGTGAGGAGCGCGGACAGCGCGGTGGCCGTCTGTACGTGCGGGACGATGTAGTGATATTTCTGCCCGAGGATCGTGGACAGCACCGTGGTGTAGAGGCAATCCGTTGTGCCGGGCGCATACGCACCGTTACCGCTTGCGCCGAGCGCGGTATCGCTCGTCACGGTTGTGGTTACGTTTTTTCCTGCGGTCACTTCCGATCGAAAGCGGATCGAGTTGAGCTCGGTGCCGGCGATCTTGCCAGTGATCGTTAGCACGCCAAGCGCGGCGGTCGCTGTGACAGGTAGTTCGATCCTGTTGTTGATCGCGGTCTTGACTCCATCGGCGATCGTTGTCGCCGTGTCGCTAGCGGTGAACGCGTAGGAGCACGGAACGTTGCAGATGTAGACCGTAGCCACACCGGACCCGGTAGGATTGGATCCGGTTGTGAACGCAAACGTGACCTCATCGATCGCCGCTGTCCCAGCAGAAACGGCCGGACACACGAGGTAGACTTGGACGCTCTTGCAGAGCTTCAAAAACGCAGCACCCATGCGGTGAGCGGGCGAACCGACCCCGCCGTATGTAATGAAGTCAGCCTCATCGGAGAGAGGCCCGACCACCTGCGTCCCTGCCGTGATCGTCCCCACGCTCGTCTTCGTCGCGATGATCAGGACCTTCTTGGGGCCCAAATCCCCCGCGGTTTCGCCTTGTGCGAAACGGAGCTCAGAGTAAATCCCGGGGACCGGGTTGGCGGGGTCGAATCCCGTGAGCGAGAGAGAAAGCGTCATTTTTCAGCCTTTGCTGGGCGCGCGAAAGGCACGCCGAAATAGGCCGCGGTCTCGCTGTCCGCAGGCAACAGCTCGCGCTTGTTCAGCGCGTCCGCGAAATAGTGTGAGAAGCGTGCGACGCCGCGCTGGTCCGCGGTGAAGTGCCCGTTCTCGCGGTCGAGAACCCAGCCTTCCGCGTCGTCGCTCCAGCGCTTGCCGATCATGCGCGGGCCGGCCGAATCGAGCGTCATCGGGTCAATGACGTTGACGCCATCGACGCCGTGGAAACGCCACGTCGTGAATCGTTGTTTCATTGAATTGTGCGCGGACGAAACCGCAGGCGACGTGGCTCACGTCTCGGAGGAAGTTGCCGGTGCTACCGGTCGTCCTCGTTGACCGCGACTCCGCGGGTGCGGAGCGGTGGCTGCCCAATCCGCCAAGTCGGCGGACCGTCGCGGGGGGTCAGTTCAAAGGTTTTGTTCTGCCGAGACGAGGTCCTCTAGGTCGCCTTCGCCCGTGTCGCCGACGTCCAACTGGATCGTCATGCCCCACAGCGGCGCGCCGGTCGTTTCGTCGTAATCACTGCGCTCGCGTACGAGGATGTCGACCTGCAACGCGAGGTGCGCGGTAAACGCGTTCTCGTTCGGGAGCTGGCCGATCTGCCACGTTTGAAACGTGATCTCCGACGTGCCAGCGTCGTCCCAAACGTTCGCGCCGCTCTGATACGAGTCGACGCCTTGCTCCTCGGTTGCGAGGTGGAGCACCTTCAGCGCCGCCTGCATGACGCAGCCGATCCGCTTCTGTTGCTCCCAGCTCAGCGCGGGGAGGATGTACAAGAGCCTGTGCGTCGACTGAACCGCTTCGCGTTCGATCGACTGGTGCTTACACGTGCCCCTCATCGGGAAACACGCGAGAAGCGGCAGCCTCAGCGCGCGGTCCCCAAGGAACGGCGCCGGGTCGATGACCGACGTTTCGACGCACGCGCGATTGCTCGCGACGACGGAGGCTTGCCCCGCCATCGCAGCGACGTATGCCGCGCCGAGGTAGTGGTTCAGACAGTGCTGCCAGTATGGCAGCGCGACATCGAGAAACGGGTCACCGACGGTGACGAGCGTGCCGCCCGTGCTCGGCGCGACGAGCGGGAACGCGATGCCGCCGAGAAGGAGCCTGCGCTCGTCGAGGTTGCCGAGCGGGCCGAGCCCTGCGGAAACAACCTCATTCTCGCCGGGAACATTCACGACAGGTAAAACACGCCGGTCGACGGCCACGTGAGGACGTAATCCGTACCGTCCGTGACGAACCGCGGGAGGTCGCAGTACTGGACGAGGAGCGCCGTCGCGTCACTGCCGCCGGTCTCGTAGACGACTAGCGCCGCGGCCACCGTGCCCGCGGTGATCGCGGTCCACGTGAGGTCGGCCGCGTCGCACACCGCGCGGTCGAGCGTGTTGTCGACGGTGACGGTCTTGGAGGCGAGCGTCTTGCGCCCTGAGTTGCCGTAGCCGCTCGTGTAGCCCGTGCCCGTGAGCTCATAGCTGGATGCGCTCGAAACGTAGACGTCGTCGGCGTCGGCCGTGTAGCTCGCCGTGACCAGCATCACCTTCAGCGTCGTCGTGGTGAACGCGATCGAGCCGTTCAGGAACAGCTTTTTCGCGTTGTTGTAGAGGTGGCTCACGACCAGCCAGAGGCCTGCACAGTCGTTGACACGAGCCGCGCGCCGAGCGCGGGGAGGATGCCCACGTCCAGCCGCGCGGCTTCTATTTCGAGGTACCGACGCGCCTTCGTGCCGGGGTGATGCACGACGCGCGCGAAGTGCGCCGTGCCGCCGACGTACCAGCGGAGCGCTACGCGGTGCGTGCCGATGTCGGTTCGCGACCGGCGTGATTGCCCGCGCTGCAGCGGCCCGACCGTGCCGTGCCCCGCCTTCGGTCGGATCACGTGCGGGAGGGTGCCGGCTTCGAGGAAGAGCGCGACCTTCGACGACGATTGTATCGACCGCGCGAAGTGTCCAGCGTCCAGCATCCTGAACGAGTCGCCGGTGTTCCCGCTGCGGACCTTCCAGTGCTCGCCGCCTCGAATCGAGGTCAGGACCTCTTCGCCGGCCGCGTCGAGGGCCGCTTCCGCTTCACGCTCAAACGCCTTGGGGAACGCTTCGCACTTGCGCGCGACGTCCGACACGTTGAGGTGAGCGAGGAGCATCAGAACCCGCCCGAGCCGGTGCCGTCCTTGACGAACCCATAGGTAACGTCGTCGTTGTCGTACGTTCCGGTTCGCACGGACGATTTGACGTTGGCGGGCACCTGCGGAGACTCGTCGATGTCGAGGCGAAACTTGCGCTCCCCGATCTCTCGGAGCATCCGCAGTGCCTCTTTGAACTCGCCTTCACACGGCGTTTCGCCGCGCTCGTTTTTGAACTCGGGGCGTCGCAGGTAGGCGAAATGTTTGCCCGCCATGCGCGCGATCATCGTCACGGTCGCGGGCGGATTCGCGGCGACCGTGGCCACCGTGTACACGCGCCCGATGTAGCCGTTGAGTAGCGCCGTCACGTCGTCGACGACCTGCGCTACCGCTGCCGTGTCGGCCGTGCCGTCGTTATCATCGTCGAGTAGCCGCAGCGTGAGCGCGGAGCCCAACGCGGCCGACAGCGTTGACTGCGACAGGTAGGCCACGACTCAGCCGAGCCGCACGCAACCGAGCGTTGCGAGAGTCACGTATTCGTCGCGCGAGAGCTCGAGCTTTTCGCCGGGCTGCAGCGAGCGCTTCGAGCGCCGCAGCGTCGACGTCACGACGGCCTTCACCGTCGACACGCCCTCGGGCGGCATCTCGATCTCGCCAGGCACGGGACGCCGCTGGTCGCTCACAAGGCCTTGCGCCTTGAGCGTCGCGAACATGTGCGGAGGGAGCGCCACAATCTCGTCCGGCTTGCGGAACTGCCCGCCGAATTTGAACGGCTCGTGCACGTACGCGAGCACCTCCTCCACCAGGGGAGGAGGCGCCGCCGGTGCCGCTGCTTTCGGCTCTGTCTTCACGCGACCGCCGCCTTGAGGACGAAGCCCGCGTCGCTCGCCGCGACCACCTCGTCGACGCTGTGCGCCCCCTTGATCATCGTCACGCCATTGAGGCCGGGCCGCGAGTCGAACACCTCGGAAATCACGACGTCCTGGTAAACGAACCGCGCGCCGAACCCGAGAAACATGGTCGACTGCGAAGGCTCCACCGCGACCACGCCGAAATCCTTCCCCCACATGTACGAATACGTGGCGGTTTGCCCCGGGTTCGTGCTCGTGGTGAGAAGGTCCGACACGAGGAAGTCGTCGAGCCCGAAGAGAGCCGCGAATGCCTGCTGGGTGACCATCGCAGGCGACCCGGCGCCGCCCATCGATCCCACGTACTTCACGCGCTCGACGATGGCCGGATGGTCCTGGAGTTTCTGCCACACCTGCACGCCGCACCAGCCGACCTTGCGCGCGTCCGGCGACGCGTAGATCGTGAGCAGGTAGGTCCGGATGTCATCGAACGGATCGGAGTTGGCGTAATCGCTCCACTGATCCGTTCCGGCCAACGTGGCGTAGTTGCCGCTCGCGTAGTTGCTCGTGGTCGTGATGATGGTCGCGATGCGCGACTCTTCCGCGACCGCGAGACGCATCTTGACCTCGCGGGTTGCGTCCATGCGGAGGTTGAGCGAATCGTCCGCCACCTCCTCGAACACGACCGGGATGTGCGCCTCCGCGGCGTAGTTCTCGCACGCGAACGAGGCCGAGCTGTAGCCAGCCTGCACCAACCCGGGGAGGCCGACGTCGCCGATCTCCACGTTGTCGTTGCGCAGCATGTTCGACTTGTTGCGCGTGCGGTACGAGCCCGCCGTCTTCGCGACGGGAATGCGCGTGAGGAGACGCCCGCCGATCAGCCCGCGCGGCTGATACTCGGTCGCGAACGTCGAGAGCACCTGCGAGGTTTGGACCTCGCTCGTCGAGTTGACGAAAGGCATTGGATTCTTCCTTCTTCGAAGTGTTCAGTCGCGCGCGCTCAGTGGGGCGCGACGAGGACGGGCACGAAGTCGCCGTCGGTGGAGGTCGTGGCGAGCGCGATGCCGAGCACGGACCCGCTTGCGGGCGTGGCGCCCACGTCGGTCACGCGGCCGTCGTTCCCTTCACACGCGACGCGAACGCCCGCGGTGCAGGAACTCCCGTTGATCATCACGAAGATGTCGCCCGCGGTGAGGAGCATCACCTCGATCTCGGTGCCCGCGGCGGCCGTGGTGACGGCCTCCAACGCGATGCCGATCGCGGTCTCCACGTTCGCCGACGTGGTTGCCGTGACGTTCGTGGAGCTCCCGCTGTCGAAGCAGACGAGCTGGTATTTGACGAACGTGTCACTCGTCTTGCAGACGAATTTGTGCGTGAGCGCCGGCGGCCTGTACCGGAACTGAGGGCCGATTGCAGCCATGGT